GCTAGTAATACCGCAGTTCAAGCCGATCATACCGGAAATATAAAGCCCTCAAAGGCTAAATCGACGGAGCGAATCGACGGAATCGCCGCTCTTGTGACCGCGATGGCAGTGCAGGCCGCAGCTGAGACACCACCACCCGAGCAAGATTGGAACATCATAAGTTTATGAGTACGGTCGACGTTATAAAAAACAGGGACGAGCACCGCATTCGCGAGCTTCGCTCGTTTGACTTTGCCGCTCTGGCTCGCTCTGGTGGCATGAAACGGGAGACGCCAGAGACGGCCCCCGAGGTGCCCGCAGTCATCGCGTGCATCCGAGTCATCGCCGAGAGCGTCGGCAGCCTGCCGCTGCATATCTACCGCATGGATTCAAACGGGGCGAAGGTGCTGGCGACCGACTCGCCGCTCTATCGGCTTATGCGGTACGCCCCGAACGACGAGCAGACCAGCCTTGAGCTGCGGGAGCAATTATGCATGCTCTATTTGTTATACGGTGACGCCTACTGCGAACTACAGCGGGATGATCGCGGCACAATCACTGCCATGATGCCGCTGCACCCGTCCAGAATGACGACTGAGCGGCTGACCGATGGCTCGCTCCGGTACATCTACCGAGAGCCAAGCGGACGCCAGACCATTTACAACCAGCGGCAGTTGTGGCATTTGCGAATGCCAACTCTCGACGGCGTTCATGGAATCAGCCTTCCGAGCCTCGTGAAGGACGCAATCGCCCAGGCTCGTGCCCTTGAAGCCTACGGATTGCAATACTTTGCCAATGGTGCCCGCCCGGGAGTCTGCTTGACCAGTGACAACCCGATACCAGCCGAGGCGGCAGAGCGGATGCGTGAGCAGTGGGAGCGGATGCACAGAGGGCCCGACCGTGCTCATCGGACTGCCGTGCTGCCGAACGGGCTCAAGGTTCACGAATTGAGCGGCAGTAACGAGTCCAGCCAGTTTGTCGACGCTCGCAAGATGGCTGTGGTGGAGATTTGCCGAGCGTTCCGCGTGCCGCCGCATCTCGTTCAATCGCTCGACGGGGCGACCTACAGCAACATCGAGCACCAGAGCCGCGAATTCCTGACCTACACGCTGCTGCCGCATCTGCGACGTATCGAGGACAGCATCGCCCGCGATCTGATCGACGACCCGAATTTGTTTGCAGAGCATGACGTTCATGCTTTCATGCGTGGCGACTCGGCAGCCCGTGCGGCGTGGTATCAGCAGGCGATGGCAACCGGCATTCTGAGCGTCAACGAGGTCAGGTCGATGGAGGGCTTGAACCCTATCGGCCCCGAAGGTGACGAGCGATTCATGCAGGTCAACATGACGACACTCAAGCAGATTGCTTCGTCGTCACCTGTTGAGGGACAGGCGGAAGAAGGAGACCAGTTGGCTGTCGCTGAGTCTGGCGAGATTCAGCAGCAGGCGTTGAACGGTGCACAGGTTTCTGCACTGCTGGAAATCGTCGCGGCTGTATCCGGCGGACTTCTGAGCAACTCTGGTGCATCGGCGTTGATCGAGTCTGCGTTCCCGACGCTAGATAGCGGACTTATTGAGAAGATTGTTTCCGGTAGTTTGGAGATTAAACAAGATGGAACTTGAACGACGCGGCCTGACTGAGCCGGTTGAGTACCGCGAGGAGGACGGCAAGTCTAGGCTGACCGGCTACGCTGCGGTATTTGAAAGCCGGTCTGTAGTTTTACCTGGCGGATTCCGAGAGGTTCTGCGACGTGGTGCGTTTGACGAAACACTTAAAAACCCAGAAACCGACGTGGTTGCACTTTTTAACCATGACAGCAACATGATTCTGGGCCGTCAATCATCGGGCACGCTGAGATTGAGCACAGACGAGCGGGGTCTTAGGTATGACGTGGATTTGCCAGACACGCAGCTTGGGCGTGACATCAAAGCACTAACTGCAAGAGGAGACTTGAAGTCAAGCAGCTTTGCCTTCACGGTTAGGGGCGAGGACGAGTCATACGAGAGAACAGATGAAGGCCCAATGCGTTACATCAAGCGGGCTCAACTTTTCGACGTGAGTATAGTGCTGCATCCGGCCTACCCCGAGACCACCGCCGCAGTTCGACAGCGTGCGGCTGAGTTTGCCGAGCCAGTCGAGCACGAAGCCGAGCCTGTGCCTGCTCGCATCAGCCCGCTGGCCCGTGCTGCCCACGTTGCGAGGTGGCTGCGGCGTGTCGTCTGATCGCGTTTGCAAACGTTGTGGTGGCCTGATGCGTTGCCGGTCGTCCAAAAAGACCGGCAGCTCGCAGGTTCAATACTTAGAGTGCCGTGGATGCGGCACGAAAAGACGCGATGTAATGCCCGCTCATCTGATTTTCCGTCGTCGGTTGTAAGTTACAAAATCAGGCAGGTGCGGTCTGTTCTGCTGAGAGTAACCCTTTTTGATGGGGGAAAACTCTAGGGAGCATTACCGACCATGAAACTTGACCAGATTAAAGCCGAAAGCCGCGAAGTAGCGGACAAAATCGACAACCTGCGTGCCGTTGAGTCTGATGACGCCGCCGTCATTGAGCAGCGTGACGCTGACCTGGCTGGCCTGATGGCCCGAGCCGAGGAACTGGAAGCTGCCGCCGAGAAGGCTGCCAGCGTTGCCGAAGCCCGAGCCAAGCTCGACGCCATCGTCAATCGCTGCTCCGCTCTGGAAACTCCGCGAGCCGTTGAAGTACGCGAAGTGGCGAAGCCTCGGGCTATCCAGTACGGCGGAAGCATTCGGCACTTCCACGACGCTGAGCAGGCTTACCGCTGCGGCCAGTTTATCGCGGGCTACGTTCTCGGTGACGCCTCGGCCCGTGAGTGGTGCGAGCGGAACGACGTATACACCCGTGCGATGGGCGGCAGCTCAGCCAACAATGGCGGGGCATTCGTCGACGACGTGCTGAGCCAGACGCTCATTCGCAACGTCGAAGAGAAGAACGAAGTTTATACCGAGATGCAGCGTTTCCCTATGACCTCTGACACGCTGCTGGTGCCAAAGCGTACCGGCGGATTCACTGGTGCATGGATCGCTGAGAACGCCGAGATCAGCACGAGTGACGCGACAGCATCACAGGTGCAGCTCGTTGCGGGCAAGTACGCGGTTGGCGTGAAGGTCGCCAACGAGTTGCTGGCCGATAGCGTTATTGACCTAAGCCAGATGGTGGTGCAGGAGTTCACGACTGCCTACACCGCTGCCCTGACCGAGGCCGTCGTCAACGGTGACGGATCGAGCAGCTACGGTGGCATCACGGGCATCCTCGACAGCGTCGGTGGCATCCTTGCCTCTGGTTCTGCCGGTAGCATCGTCACCACGGACGTAGGAATCAACCTGCCGACCGAGGTAACTATTGACAGCTTCACCGAGTTGCTGGCAAAGACTCCGCGATATGCCCTCGACAATGCCAAGTTTATTTGCTCGCCCTATATCTACCATTCAGTTCTGCAACGCCTCGACCTGGCTCAAGGCGTAAGCAGCTTGCAGAGTGGTATGGGGCCGAATTTCCTTGGCTACCCAGTGTTGCTCTCGCAGGCTATGCCGGGCAGTGCTGCAAATACCGGTGACTGTATCGCCCTCTTCGGCGACTTCTCGCGGGCTGGTGCCTTCGGCATTCGCCGGGACTTCGAGATCCGCAGCAGTGCTGACAGGTTTGTGGAATTTGATATGACGGCTCTCTTCGGGACACTCCGGGCAACCGCTGTCTGGCATGACCTCGGAAGTGCCTCCGCTGCTGGCCCTGTAGTTGGTCTTGAGCTCGGGGCCGCCTCCTAGCCCTTTGAGCCGATGACGTGGCAGCCCGGCCCTGGCTAACGCTGGGGCCGGGCTTGCCGGTGGCATCACTCGGGAGGAGGTGACTTGTGCAGGTTGAGTTCATTCGTGATTGGCGATGGTTCCGACGCGGGCAGGCTGTTGAGATTGCCCGAGGTCGTGCCGATTTGCTCGTCCGTCTCGGGCTGGCTCGCCCGCTATCTGAAACGGCTGCTCGACCGCCAGAGGCACGAACAGCAACGGCAGAAGAAGCCCCCAAGAAAGCCCGACGCAAGCGAGCAAAGCGGAGCAAAAAGTCATGAGATACCGAACGCTCCGCCGCCTGACTGATCCAACCGTCGAGCCGGTTAGTCTATCTGAGGCCAAGGCCCATCTGCGGGTCGAGCATGATGCAGACGACGCCGTGGTTTCTGCGTGCGTTGTCGCTGCCCGTGAGTGGGTGGAGGAATATCTCGACGGCACACTGCTCCTGACCCAATGGGCCATGACGCTCGATCTGTTCCCGCCACATATCAACCTAGCGAAGCCGCCGATGGCGACGGCTGAAGGCTATACCGACGTGACGCTGACCTACACGACCGATACCGAGGCCGTGGTCACGCTGCCAACGTCTGATTATCGGGTCGACAGGCACTCATGGCCGGGCGTTCTGCGTCCAAACTACGGCGACAGCTGGCCCGCACACCTCGCCGACTACAACTCGATCACCGTGACGTGGTGGGCTGGCTTCGGTGCAACTGGTGACGACGTGCCGCAGCGGATTCGCTCGGCGGTTCTGATGCTCTGCACGCATCTCTACGAGCAGCGCTCGGCGGTTCTCGTCGGTCAGGGTGTGGTCAGCAAGCACATTGAGTACGGCGTGCGTTCAATGCTCGACGCTTCACGCTGGGGGGGATACGCATGAGCTGGGCAGGCAGAATAAACGTCGACGCTTTGGTGCATGATGAGGCCAGCAACGCAATCAAGGTGCTTGACGTGGAGAGCAGCTTCACGGTTGCCACTAAGACGGCCATAGTTACCGGCACGGCCACCGAGGAAGGCGTCAGTATCTCGCCCGATGACGAACATGCAATCGCCTACACGGACGCTACAGGGGCCGTTGTGACGTTCTCCAGTGTGACCATGCTGCTGGTCAAAGGCACAGACGCTCTGACCGTCTCGGTCAATGGTGGCGTTGAGTTCAAGGCTGCCGCTGGGCAGTGTGCGTTGTCGGCCACTCCAGGCATGACGACCGAGACGATCAACATCACCGGCACGGGCACGTTTACGCTTCTGATTGTGGGGACATGAGATGCAGCCCGGCCTGTTGCGTGAGCGAGTGGAGCTCCAGAGAGCGGCGGAGACGCGAAACGCTCTCGGTGAGGTGACGCAAAGCTGGCAGACCTACGCGACCCGATATGCCTCGGTGCTGACGCTCAGGAGCCGCGAAGCGTTGAACGCCCAGCAGGCCGGGCTCTCTGTTACGCACAAGGTCAAACTCCGCCACATTGACGGCCTGAAGTCGTCAGACCGAATCCGCTGGCGAGGCCGCACCCTGGAGATCGTGAGCGTGCTGGAGTTTGAGCAGTTCACTGTCCACGAGCTTCTCTGTGAGGAGCAAGCCTGATGGCAAAAGACCTGAAAGTAACTTTTGAAACGCCTCTGCTCAAGCAGCTCGCCGAGGAACTAAGGGCAAAGCTTGGAGATAGCAAACGTGCGGACGGCCTTTTCAACAAGCACATGAGGGCAGCTCTCAAGGTAGCCATGCAGCCAGGCGTTAAACTCTTAAAGGATGCCACGCCGCGAGGGCCAACAGGCAATCTCAAGAGGTCTGTTCAAATAATCACAAGAGAATACCGAAAAGACGGCGTGTGGTTTGGTGCGGTTGGCTATTCCGCCAGTGGCGCAAAGTCACGCATATCAAAGGCCGGTTTTAGAACTGGTAAGAACCTTGGCTACCACCAAGGGCTGGTTGAGTTTGGGACTGATCCGCGACGAACAGAAGGCAGGATTGCATCGAGTATCAGCAGGTTCACTTCTCTGACAGTTACAAACACTAAAAAAACAGGGCAGCTGAGAACAAAACCAAAACCACCAAAAGGGTTTTTCAAGTCGGCACCTGGAGGGTGGAGTGAGCAGGTCGACCTTGGTCAAATGCGACCGCAAAAGAACATTCCGAAGGTCTACGGCATGGCGGATGATTTTATGGAATCTGCCTTGAGGCGTGACATGACCGACAGAGTTGAGAAGGCATGGAAAAACTTTGATTGGGTCAATCGGAATAAAAAATGAAATACCCCGAGCAAGTCATCTGCCGTGCCCTATCCGCGACTCCCGCAGTGGCTCGCCATCTGGGGTTTCGCCTATTCCCGATGATCGTGCCAACGTCAGCCCCGCTGCCGTTCGGGACTTACCAGCGGTCTGGCGTGCAGCGAGAGCAGACCATTGGCCTGCCGCCCGGCGTGCCGAGGGTTAACCTAGACATCAACCTGTACGCGGCCAGCTATGCCGTCATCCGCGAGTTGGCTGACGCCTGTCGTGAGCGACTCGACCATTTAGACATCACCTCGCAAGGCGTCTCGGTCTCGAATGTTACAATCGAGGATGAGAGCGAGGACATCGTGCAAATGGAAGGCGGCGACCTTCCGCCTGCGTGGCAGGTAACTTTCCGGCTTTCCGTTCAGTGGAGTGAATAATGCCAGCACCAGCAACCGCGTCAAATATGACAATCAGCCTTCCGGGGAATATTACCTCCTCGGACGTTTTCAGTTTCTCAATCAGCACCTCGGGCGGCGATACGATTGACGTGACACCGCTCACCCAGAACGGCGGCAGCCGCACCTACGTCGGCACGCCTATGGGCAACACCATCGAGGCCAGCGTGAGCTATTTCGGCAGCGGCACGCCGTCCGTGGGCGATGCCGGAAACGTGACCATCGGCGACATCACCTTTTACGGCGTCTGCACGTCAGCCTCCGGAACGGCAGCCGTCAACGACGTGGCCCGGTTCGATGCGACTTACCAGCAAATCTCAGCCTCTTAGGGGATACATAAATGGCAACCAGTTCACACACCACTACCGTCACGGCCCCCGGAATCTCTGGCGGTCTGATCACCAACGTGCAGGTCAGCCAGAGCGGCGACGACGTTCTCGATGCCTCGCATGTCGGCCTGGCCGATGGCTCGGCAGCCCTTCGCTACGCTTCGCCGTTTGAAGGCACAACCGAGGTCAGCATCAGCTATATCGGCGACTCGATCCCGACCGCTGGCGACACTGGAGCGGTGACTGTCAGCGGTGCCATCAGCGTCTCGCTGGCGAATGCGATCTGCACGAGCAGCTCGATCACCGGCTCGGCTGGCGAACTCATCACGGCAGACGCGACCTTCCAGGCTATCAGCTAGCGGGGTGCCGCATGGCTGGAGTAGCTTACGGTGTCACGGTAACGCTGCCAAGCGGCAGTCTGTCTGAAGTCTCGTCGATACGGGCGAGCAAGGGCGGGCTCTCGATTGGGGTGAATAACACTTACAACCCCAACGCTGGCACGTTGACTCTCACCAGTTACGACGACCCGCAGGCAACTATCGGCGTGCGTGGTGCGGTCAGTGTATCGGGACAAAACATAAACTTCACTTTTCCGCGAGCTTATGTGCAGTCGGTTGACACCTCGGCTAATACTAAAGGGGTTGTGACTTACACAACCACCGTTCGCCTCATTGACATAGGGAGCTAGTAGATGTCCGAGTTGCTCAACAAGATCAAAGCCGCTGACAAGAAAAATCTTTTGCCTGTAGAAGTGCCAGAGTGGGGCCTGACTGTTTACATAAAACAGCTGACCGTCGGCGAGCGTGACAGCTTCGAGGCTGAAGCCTTCGCGGCCCGCAAGGGCGATGGCCTGATGGACAATCCCCGCAGCAAGTTCCTCGTGCGGACGCTGTGCGATGAGAACGGCGAGACGCTTTGCAAACCGGAGGAGTTTGCTGAGCTGGCTGGCCTCAGCAGCAAGCCAATGGAGAGGCTGTTTGAAAAGGCACAAGACCACAACAGTTTGACTGATAAGGATGTTCAAGAGTTGGGGGAGGACTGAAGGCGAGACCGGTAAGGCTTTTCCTTTTCCGACTCGCCGGGCACCTCGGGAAAACAGTAGCAGAGATCGAGGCGACGATGACCAGCCGCGAGCTCGCTGAATGGATGGCGTTTGACTTGTACCACCAACCTCTCGACAACTCGTGGCGACAGGCGGGCATCGTTGCTTCGGCAGCGTTGGCACCGCACTGCAAGCGTGGCAAGGCACCGGCCCCCGATGACTTTGTGCCGAAGGCCAGGCTGCCGCAGACGCCCGAGGAAATGGCCGCCGAGCTTGGCAAACTTAAGATGCTGACGGGGGGCAAGTAATGGCAACCAGCGTCGGCCTCAACTTCAGACTGACTGCCGCCGTCGACAAGTTCGAGGCTGGCATGAAGGACGTCGAAAAGACGTTGAAGCAGGTCGACAAAGACAGCCAGCGTTCTGCTAAAGGGCTAGACAGGCTTGAAGCAGAAATGAAGGACGTGTCTGACAAGTTCAAAACCCTAGAGTCTGGCGGCAAAGAAACCACCGCCGAGATGAAAAGGTTTGCATCTCAGATGCAGAAGCTTGAAGCAAGGCTTGACAAACTTGAAGCGGGCAGCAAGGACACCGCTGCCAAGATGAAAAGCCTGGAAACTGAAGTCAAAGGCGTGGGCGGCCAGCTAAAGTCGATTGAAAAAAATGCGATGATGGCCGCCAAGTCGTTGTCGTTTCTTACTAAGCTAGAAGTCGGAAAGCTTTTATACGCTGCGTTCTCAAAGGCACTTAGCGTAATTAAAAGCGTAAGCACTGCAACCGTAAACTTTGCCAAGCAAGCCTCCTCTGTGGCCGATGCAATCGGCAAGCTCTCCGCTGCGACCGGCGTTGCTGTTGAACCGTTGCAGGTATTTCAGAAGGTCGCAGAATACAACGGCATATCTGGCGACAAGCTCGGCGAAGCTCTCAAGCGAATGACCAAGCGTCTTTCGGAAGCAAAGATGGGCTTCGGCGAGGCACTGCCTGCACTGGAACGGCTTGGGCTGAATGTCACTGATCTGGCAAACATGAAGCCCGAGCAGGCATTTCTAAAGATTGGGTCAGCAATCGGTCAGCTTCCCCAGAAGGGCGATCAGGCCGCCGCTGCGTTTAAAATATTTTCTGACCAAGGCCTCGCGATGGTTCCCATGTTTGCCGACATGGAGAAGAACGTCAAGGCGACCGCAAAGGAAATGACCTCCCTTGGCCTTGTGTTGAGCGGCACACAGATCAAAAACATTGAGACGATGAACGACCGTTTTAAGGACGTTTATGACACAGGAAAAAAACTGGCCGCGCAGGTTCTTGCCAACTTTGCCCCTGCCATAACACAAGCAAACGAGAAGCTGCTTGAGTTCGTTAAGACCTTCCAGTATCAAGGGCTCACTG